CTTAGAGATGTGAATCTAAATATACGATTTACTAACCAATCAATCATATCTTAATCCTCATCATCAACAAATTTAGATACATCCTCATTAGCATTCTTTTGTTCATACTGTGGTACTTGAAGTCTGGCTGTTCTTCTTTCTTCTTCTGTAGGATTTTTTGGATCAAATGCGTACATGTCTTTATAAAAGTATTGATCTTTAACCAAAAATACACTTGCTATGGCTCTTTCTCCAGAGATAACATCATTAACTCCGTGCCTTACTTTTCTTCCAAAGATTACAACGCTTCCTTTTTTAGGCTTAATTGTAACATCGTAGTCTGGAAAAAATATTTCTCCTCCTTCAAAGCCATCTTCGTCGCATAAATAAGCAAGGATTGTTGCGGTAACTTGTTCGTATGTTCCATCATGCAATCCAATAAAATCTGTATGTGGTCCATATCCTAGACCTGGCCCTCTTTTGTAAAGAAAAGTGCTTTTTGCAACTTTATGTTTTGATGAATCTAAATTTAAATGATTCCTATACCATATATCCAAACACTTAAAAATTGCGTCGTCTGTCATTTCCAAGTAGTCTCTTGTAGCTATTTGAGAGGTTACCATATAGTCTTGATTTGGATTAGGCCTCCAATCATCAATAGATTCTAAAATTTCTTCAGGATTTTCTACTGCATCCTCAAAATACCAAACCTCGTCTGACATCTTTATAGCATTCATTTGGTTAACCCTTTCTTATTTTTAATCATAACTTTTCCTTTTCCATGAGCTTTTTTTGTACCAATCTGCTGGAAATGATCTGCGGTGCTTTTTAGAACCCTCGAAAAGTCCCACCTCTGTTTCTGCTTTCCATAAATCTCTATTAAAAGGAATTATTTGTGCTACTGGGGTACCAGCTTTTATTATTCCTTTAAATCCTTTTTGTATGTAAAAAGGTATTGCTCCATGTGGAACTATTGTAAACTCTCCATCTATTATACCGCTTAATGTTGTAAACGGAAGGTCATGCCTATTTAATGGATGAGTAAAGAGTATGCTTGCTCCTGCAGGGATATGTATAGCAATAGAAAGATCCCATGCAAACTCTGTGTCATAATGGCTAAAAGGTATTGTGTTGATGCTTTGAGCATCCCTAGAAGACCCCTCATATATTGTGCCATCCGCTAATTTTATTTCTGCTACTCCATTATTAAAGCCAACATGCAAGTCATTTGGTAATGTTACAATATATCCAGACATTAATGCATCTAAAAAGGGAACACATTTTTTTAAAGTTTTAGATGTGCTATTTTTGTACCATTCTGGAATAAAATTTTTAGCTGGCAAAAGTGGGTTTCCGCTAAAAGATTCATATTGTATTGTATTTTTAGACAATTGAGGCCTAATTTAATATTTTCAGTAAATCAGCATCAATTTCTTCTGGCGTGGTGTGAGGAGCCATTAGTAAAATTTCATCTTTATTAACAATAAACTTTGTAAAGTTCCATGGAACGCTGTCAACATCACACTTGGAGATTAGATACTTAAACAATGGGTGAGCATCATCTCCATTTACGTCAATTTTCTTTGACATCAGGAAGTCTATGCCATAATTTGTTTGACAAAATTCTTTAATTTCTGCATCTGTTCCAGGCTCCTGAGCATTAAATTGGTTGCATGGGAATCCAATGACTACAACACCTTTATCTGCGTACTTCTTGCTAATAGATTGTAGTCCTTCATAATGGCTGGTAAAACCACAATTGCTGGCAACGTTTACCAACAATAAAATATTGTCCTTAAATTGTAACAGATCAACATTATTATCATTGTTATCTGTAAAGCTATAATCGTATACTGACATAATAATCTCCTTTTTATGGCGAAGTTGCCTTATATCTATATAATACTATTTATTGACTAATCTGTCAATGGGGTATACCTGTCTTCATCCATTAGGATTTCATAGTAAAGCATCTCTGGTATATCGTGGCCCGCCTTAAAGTGCTCATGTAGGTGAAGGAATAGGTTCTCATCATCTTCAATTATTTCTGATTTTGCTTCTTCTGAAAGCCAACATGCGGCACAACAAATATATCCTTCTACATGAGGATAGATATATATGTCACTATCCCAAAACCTACTGTAAGCCAAAGCTATCCCATATACTTAAGATGAAAATGTTTATCGCATACATCTATTACTGTGCCAGTTTTTGGCTCTGGCTCAGAATATTTGCTATCTTCTGGGCAATAAAAACATGGAGGAATATTAGTGTTCATGTATATATTATATCAGATTTAGTATGGTTTATCATAAAAAGAAAGTGGGTTTTCATAGACATATGTTTGAGTCATGTATCTATCTCCACTTAGGATTTCTAGCACTTCATGCTGTTTATCACTAGGGAAAACTACCATGGATCCCGCTTGCGGCTTAATGCATATCCCGTCATGTACAAAATCAATTTCGCCACCTGTATATTCATCATTGATGTAAAGTATGGCAGTTAAAGATGGTCGGACGTGCTGCCCATCTTTTTTAACATAACTATATGCATCGTTATGAGCTGACATTCGAGAACCAGTGTTATACTCTCTAACTAAAAGCCAGTCACCTATATTTTCATTATCAAAGCTCAAAGAATTTGATTTGGAATACTCTAAAATGCAATCAGAAAAAGCTTTCATTGCTTTTTTATGAGCTTCACTACCATTATGTAGCGATGCACCTCTACCAATTACCGTTTCTCCCCCGCCTTTATTGGTATAGTATTCCCATTTAGTTTTATCAATAGTTTCAACCATCTCCATTGGGTTTTCTAAAACATTGTGCCATTCCCATATACCGTTATGCTTGTTAGCTATATTTGACATCGTTCACCTCAAACATTTGTGTACATCTTTCACATACATCATAATTTTTTCCAGTAAATGGACAGGCACCTGCCTTTACTATCTTATGGCCCATTACAACACATATCATCCAATTAAACATTTTGTTTCTCCAATAACATATCGATTACATTATTCAAGTCTACCACACTATAATCATTATCAATAATATGATCAAAATTATAGTCGTCTAAATCTATTTCAGAAGAATGATTTGTCACTGGTCCTATGCCGTGTCTATTTATTCTCCAAACTTGTCCGCCAATTGATTTAATTGCGTCTGCTTCATTTTTAAACCTTACATCACTTATGACTGCATTGTCTTCTTTAATACTATTTAAGGCAAGGTCGACCCAAAAGTTAATGCCAAACATATCTCTTCCGACTTCTGTACCAAACACCTGAAGAAGCCTGCGTATTTCTGGAGTATTTTCTTTAGCGACATCTAAACCGTAAGTATCTACTAAATCTTTATATCTAAAATTACCTATGCTGTCTGAATGAACTATTGGATTAAGCTTGTACATTGCCTCTTTCATCGGTGCAGCAAATGAGTACCGTGTAAACCTGTGCTGATCTACCAACCTGTCTGCGGCTGTATCTTTACCAGATCTAGCATATCCAGATAAACCAATTATCATCTTTTAACCCCGTCCCATGTTCCTATTTTAGTGGTTGGAATTCCATTTTCTTCCCATAACCTAATGATGCTTGGGTTATCGTCTACTGCATGTTTTATATCCCAATAAACTTCTATGTGCTCAAGTATATCTTTTTTGACCTCGTAGTCTTCTCTAGTGTCATCATCTTGCCTCATGAATAAAGCATCATGCGGCACATCGTTATTCTTTAGCCATCTAGCAGTTAGCGCCCTGTACTTTTCTTTTCGAGCAGTAACTATAATTATGTCTAAATCATTACATACTTGCCATACCATATCAACTACATCTTTATGTGGATCACAGCTTACAGATTCTTGATGAAAGGTATCATAGTTTTTTTTAAATGATTCGGTTGACCTATCTTGATTTAATATATGATGAAGTATTGGATCAACATCTACCAAAGTTCCATCTACATCAAATATCCAAGCTGGTCTTTTGATCATGCTGAAAGTATCTTTGCCAATGCATTTATTGTTGCTGCAATTCTTCCGATATCACGCAACTGCTCTACACTATAGCCTTCTTCTTTTAATGTTTCATAATGTGCTTTAACACAAAAGTGACACTTACCAACAATAGATGAAGCTAATGAATAGGCTTCAAACTTACCTTTTGTAGTCCCGCCATGAGAAGTAATAGCATTCATTCTTAATTGAGCTGGTAACCCCTTTAAGTTTACGTCATCAGCCATTTCAATAAATGGATACCAAACGTTATTCTGTGCCATTATGGCACCAGCAGTAAGGGCAGCATTTTTTTCAACTTCATCGTTTGCATTAGCAGTAATAAAGGCAAGCAGTTTGCCGTTGCCTGTTGCAAATGCTGCTGCTATTGAAATATACGTAGCATGCTCTGCATCTATAGATGATCTATTGATTACAGCATCAAGATTTAACTTAATGTCTTTAGCATATTCTGGAAGAGAATCCTTAAGCTGGTCCACCCATGTCATTATAGAGTTTCTCCGCCCAAAGATCTGTTACAGGCACATAGCTCCCCTGTTTGAAGTGCATCTAGTACACGAAGAGTTTCATCTGGGTTTCTTCCTACATCTAAATTATTTACAGTCACGTGCTGAATTGTATTATCTGGGTCAACAATAAATGTGGCACGGTATGTAACTCCAGATGGGTGATGCACACCAAGATCGTTTGCTAACTGGTGGCCAGTATCTGCAAATGACCATGAATTAGTCTTACGTAGGTCATCATGTGCGTTACGCCATGCAATCTTACAAAATTCATTATCTACTGAACCAGTCATAAGAATAGCATCTCTATCATTAAAATCATTTACTAATGCATCGTATGCAACAATTTCTGTTGGACATACAAATGTAAAATCCTTTGGGTAAAAAGCAATAATCTTCCATTTACCAGGGAAAGAGTCTTGATTTAGTACTTCAAATGAAGTATCTTCATAGCTTAAAGCGCCTGGCTTTACACCAGTAACTGCAAACGTTCCTAACTTATCTCCTACTGTTTTCATTTTTCTCCTATATGTTTTATCTTACACGTGTGTCCCCAGATGGGCTCGAACCATCGACCCGCAGATTAAAAGTCTGCTGCTCTACCGACTGAGCTATAAGAACGCTGTCCCACCTGGCCTCGATCCAGGGACATTCGAATTAACAGTTCGAC